AGTGGATAAGTAAAAATATAACAAACACTCACGATAATTCTTTTTTAGTAGATGTTGATACATGGGAAGGCTCAGACGAACCACTTCACAAAAGTATGGACTGGAAATCTGTAGAAGATATATATGATGAAAAAACTGAAGAATATAGAAAATCTGGGAAAATAAAAAAGTTTAAAGGTACAAGTGACGAGTTCTTTAAAGGTAATACAGAAATTTTTGATTTTATATACATTGACGGAGACCACACTTCTTACGGAGTGTTGAAAGATGCCGTAAATTCCTACGAATGTTTAGCTGTAAATGGCATAGTAGCTTTTGACGACTATAGGTGGTCTGCTGGTTTAGGTCCTCTAAAAGAACCTAAGATGGCTATAGATAGTTTTTTTCATGTATATCAAGATAGAATAGATATTATGTATTTACACAATAGCTTTAAATGAACTTCAATTTGTAGAAAAATGGTACAACGCTGCTAAAGATGCAGATTATTTGCTAATTGCAGATACTGGATCTACAGACGGAACTGTAGAAAAAGCTAGAGAACTCGGAATTAATGTTGTAGAAATTAGAGTGTCTCCTTGGAGATTTGATGATGCTAGAAATGCTGCACTAGCCGCACTACCTCTTGATATTGACATGTGTATATCTCTTGATATGGATGAAGTAATTACACCTAACTGGAGAGAGCCACTTCAAAAAGCTTGGGAGCAAGGAATTACTCGTCCTAAATACAAACATGTTTGGTCTTGGAATGATGACGGAACTCCAGGTCTTGAATTTAGCTATGACCACATTCACGCACGCAAAGGATATCGCTGGCGTCACCCAGTACACGAGTGTCTTTATGTTTACGGAATGGATCAAATAGAAGGTTGGATCGATGAAATTGAAACTCATCACCACCCAGATCCAACAAAATCTAGATCTCAATATCTTCCATTACTTGCAATGTCTGTTAAAGAAGATCCACACAATGATAGAAATGCTTTTTATTATGGTAGAGAGTTATATTTCTACGGTAAAAATGAAGAAGCTGCAAAAGAATTAAAAAGATATTTAAGTATTCCAACTGCAGTGTGGGCGCCTGAAAGAGCAGCAGCCATGAGATTTATTGGAAAATGTCTTCCAAGTGAAGCAGATATATGGTTTAAAAAAGCCGTAGAACAAGCTCCAGGTAGGAGAGAAGCTTTAGTAGATCTTTCTAAATATTACTACACACGACAAGAATGGGAAAATTCTTTATATTATGCTAAGCAAGCATTGGAAATAAAAGAAAAACCTTTAGAATATTTATGTGAAGCAGAGGCTTGGGGTTCAGCTCCTCACGATTTTGCATCTATAGCTTGCTATAGATTAGGTAAATATAATGAAGCTTTAGAATATGCGAAGCAAGCTTTAGACATAAATCCAACAGATGAGAGACTAAAGGAAAACTATAACTGGTGCGCTAAAGCAGTTGTAGATGAAAAAACTAAGTAGAAGATTTTTTCTTCTTTTTAGTTTTTTTCTTTTCTGATTTTTCCTGTTTATAAGCTTCTACTGCATTTGCACTAGTTCTACTTCTCCAAGCAAAACCACACTCAGTGCAAGTAACAACTTTTGCTGTAGTCCATCTTCCTCCGCCATCTAATTGCTCGACAGATGTTTCCAATTTAGATGGACGAGCTGTGCAATACGGACAGTTAGGGAATCTTCGTCTTCTAGTTTCTTCACCACTGTATGAGACAGATAAAGCTCTACGAATATCAACTTCATCTTTACCACCCCAAATACCCCAGATTTGACGGTGCTCTAGAGCCCATTGGAGACATTGCGACCTAACAGGACAGGTAAAACACATGTTTTTAGCTGCATACTTCTCATTGAAGTCTTTAGAGAAAAACCAGTTTAAAGCATGTCTATTGCTAGGCTTGGCACAAGTCGCGTTTTGTTGCCAGTTTAGATTATCAGCGGGTTTCCACACACAACTATATTAGACTATAAACTATCAGAATATGCGATTAGACACGATTATGTCACTATATGTAATTATCTAATTATATCTCTATCCAAGTTGTTGGAAGTATAGAATCTACAAAATCTCCATACTCTGTTTCCCCATGTTCATCACAAACAGAATACTCTTGATCATCATCCACAAACCCCGCCCAACCGTAATAAGGAACGCTTTTATCGATCATGGAAAAACCATCTCCAAGAGAGATAGCAACTCCATCTCGCTGTAAAGCTGAAGCTAAAGCTCTTCTAACAAGATCATTTTCTAAATCTATGTGCTCAAAAGTATAATAAATAACAGATGAATCAATTTTGCTTTCGTAGCCAAGACCCTGCCATTCTTCCCAAAGAGATTCCCCTGGGCGCTGGTCTTTCATTAACTACTCCTGATCTTCCTCTGGAGGACTAATATTTAGTTCAAAATCTGGACTAGGTTTATCTGTAAAATAAACTTCACTGGTTAATTTTAATTCATAAATACCAGCTATAGTGACTGCGCCACACATAGCGCAAACTTCTACACTTCCATTATTAATTTTTTGAGGTACTTCTACCCCTTTTAATCTCATAAGTATTCTTCCAGTTTTGTCCATACTTTCTGGTTCCCATCTAGCATGAGATTCCATCCAGCAAGCTTCACAAATGGGAAAAGGGCTTATGACGGGTTCTGCAGCCATAAGCCCCTACTTTCTAATAAGTTAGGTTACTAGTCTACTCTTCCTCTATAAGTATGTTTCTTGTTCTTCTGATGAGCTTTCTTTCTTGAGGAGTAAAGCCTCCCCAAAGGCCAAATCTTTCTTTATTTATACCCCATTCGCCACACTCTAAAAGATGTATACAGTTTTGACATACTTTTTTTGCCATGCTGTAGTCAGCTTGTCTGGCTTTTTCTTTTACTTCATCTCTGTCTTCTAAATAAAAGACCTCTGTACCTACCTGAGCACAGAGGGCTTCTTTAAACTCCCAAGGTGGTGTCAATTTAGACACTTGAACTCCCTAACTATTTAGATGCTTCGGACTCTATCTTTCCTACCTCATAACCACAGCCAGCATAACCAGCAATATCGATCCAAGTATCTGGTTGGAATCCAGACCCATGAGCAAAGCGAGCCATCTTTAAGCCAACCATCATCATGGCTACTTGTTCATTAGAAATATCTTGACCAAGTATTACAGACCAGATCTTTGCTGTTCTAGTAAAGTTTTCTTCAGGTCCACCATAGTTAGCGTTTCTATCCTGAGTTGTTATACGAGCAGCTTCACGCAAAGCTTCTACACGATAGGGAGTGTCGGTAATTTGCTTTGCGTACTCGTTAGTTTCAACTTTTATTGTCTCTTCAGACATGTTTTATCCTCGCTGTCACTTTAGCATTGTATGTTGTTTTCTTTTCAGAGCTTTCAGATATGTCTATCTCATAGCTAGCGTGCTTACCAAGTTGTTCAACTGGTTTATCTATAAAGTCGGCTATTTTACTTTCTGACTTTTCAATGAGATCTTCATAAAAATCTCCTTCAACTTCAAAAATAAAAGTAGCAACTTTCATTACGAGATTCTCTTCTCTAACTGCTGAGGAGTGTAGTGAAATCCATCCAACATAGGTTCTTTTCCATCAGTAGTTTTTACAATAATGTCACCATATCTAATAGAAACAACCTTGCCACGACGACCATTGTGGGTTTTGCCCATATCGCCATCAAAAGCGTTCCACTTAACTCTTACTTCGTCAGCTATGACAATCTGACCAGCTTGAGCAGGAACCCAAGTTTCGTTCTTATCTTCTTTCACAATAGCGTGTCCTAAAGCTAGCTTGCTGAATATCTCAACAATCTGACTTAGATTAGCTTCGTTTTTCTTTGGGTCTGGATCTGTATTTTTTAGATCTTCCCATTTTTCTAGTAGGGCAAGAACATGATCTCCAACAACTCGCTTTGTGCGGTTGTTAGTCAATTGCTCTTTGACCCACGGCATATCTACTTTGGCCATTTCGCTGTCCTTTCGTACAGTCTTGCCTAGACTAACGACAACTGGCTCTGTTTGTCCAGAGCCTTTGCCGTTTTTTCCAGAGATTCCTCGTATGAGGGAGCTGCTTCTCTGTAAAAATCTTTTTGATTTTGAGCCATCATTAGTTTTTCCTCTGGACTCATTTCCTCTATCGTCGAAGGTAAATACGCCCATTCTGCTCCTAGCTCCGCTGTGTGACGCCAGTCAGTTACTACAGGAACACCTGCCATAAGAGTCTGAGGTATTGCAACAGACCACCAAGGATCTCCACCTTGGTATGTGCTAATAAGTGTTCCAGTTGACTTTTTTATTTTTTCTATAACAGCGTCATTCGTACTGTAATTGTTGTGTCTAGTTGTGTGGATCGGGAATTGTATAGTTTTAGATATTCTTTTTGTCCAAGCTGACTTAGTATTGTCAGCACACCAATAGTTTCCGTATATAGGCTCTGTTCTATCTTCTGCAGAATCTATAAGAACTCTGTCATAGCAAAGAGTTACTATGTTATCTTCAGAAAGATTAGGTATAGCTTCAACAACTACTGACTTAGAAAACCAAGGCATACTTGGTATATATGATTGTTCCCATTGGTCTGTATGTAAATGGTTTATAAAAGAATCTATCTTTTCCCTATTTTCTTTCTTTAAAGCATCCTGATACTGAACTCTTTTTTGATAAAAGCTTTTATAAAAATCGTCAGTTTTATTGTAAAAATCTCTAATTGTGTTTTTAATTTTTTGAGGTTCTGGCATATCAATAATAAGTTTTAGTTTGCCTAACTCTCTAGCAGTTTCAGCAATTGCAAATGCTCCGTAAGAATAATGAGCAGATATGTTACTAGGAGAAGATATACCGACAAATATTAAGTCAAATGAATCTAGATACTCTTTCGTGTAACCAAATCTTGGGTAGTTAACTACAACTTCATGCCCAAGTTCGGACATAGCTTTAGACAAAAGCCCCGTAAAAGAAGGGTGTCTAACTATGTTGTTACTAGAAGCTTGAGAAGCTGTACATCCAGTTATAAGTATCTTCATATTTACTTTCTTGGCTTACTAAATTGCTACCCAACAAAAGCGTTGGGTAGCAACCTAGCAAAACCAGCTAGAACGGAGCGGCTGGGGCTGCAGCAGGTGCAGGAGCGGCAGCAGGTGCTGGCGCTGGAGCAGGAGCTGGAGCAGGTGCAGCAGCAGTTGCGGCAGGAGCAGGTGTCTCCCCATTCATTGCAGCAATTGTCTGTGCGCTTGGGTAATAGTTCTTGATTTCGTTCTTCTTAGCGCCGTTATATAGACGGCTACCAATCTGAGCAACGCTTATTGTGGGCTCCGCCCTCAACCTGCGCCTTTACTTTGAACATGGTTTTGCCAGATTGCGATGTTGTCGCAGTGGCTTCAACGACTACGAGATCGTAATCGCCGTCTGGAAGCGGATCATAATTACCCGCGTCTCCAGCATCCTTAATAAGTTCTGCCCAATTGCGTGAACTCACTTGGTGCCTTCTTTCTGTGTTGTAGTTTCAGCTGCCGCTGCTTGTTTTGGTCCAAAAACAATGTCGAGCATTCGCTCAATTGACATGTCTTGTTGTTCTACGACTTTGCCGAGGCGTCCTTGAACACGCTCGCCAGCTTCGTATTGATTTGTTCTCTCAACATACATACGACGAACTTTGTATGGAGGTTGAGTTGGATCTGGGTTCATCCGTTCTTCAACGGTGATTGCCCCCAGAATGTCGTAGAAGTATGGAGCCTGAATTGCTAGCTGTCCTTGTAAGTATGGACGATAACGACCATCCTTATCAATACGAGCCATTGCAGTTAGGACTACCGCTTCTAACGGATTGGTTGGATGCATTGTTAGGTCACGAAGATCTCGTAAAAGACCTCCCATGTGGCGCAACAACTCTCCCCACTGCTGCTGTGTCATTTGATTAACACCAGCAATGTTCTCCAAACACTTCACTTGGAGCTCAGATACAGAGTCAATAATAAGACTCTTGAAATGATGCTTTCCAAGTTGAAGCCATTGGTATGTTTTTAGAACAGTGTCGTAATCACGAACTGTAACTACAACAGTGTCCCATGTTCCATCTGCTAGAGGTGGTTCCTCACGCAGTGGATCCCAATACTTAACGACGATAGGCAAAAACCTGTGACCGCCTTCAACGTCAAGCATGAGTC